GATGGTAATCACTATAGTATGGAATATAAAGGTAGACAGTAATGTCCAGTAAACTAAGTCTTGAGAATCCAGTCCTTCAAGTAAGAAAAGATTCTTATCTAGAGGATAGTACGTATAGGGAAATAGCAAATCTTATGCGTGATGTTAGGAAGACATTTCAAATTCATGCAGATGCTATTAATTACTTATATGGGCCTAGGACTCGTGAGATTGCATTACCTTTATCTGAGGCTAAAGCTGGTGCAACTAAAATCCCAGGCTGGGTACAATTTGCAGATGATGGTAGTGGCAGTACTGGTATTTATGCTTATGCCTTTGATAATAGTTCAGAAGAGGAATTATTTATAGTTATTCACTTTGATGAATACTATACACCTGATACAGATTTAACTATAGATGTACATTGGACTCCAGCTGATGCAACATCAGGTGATATTGTATGGGGATTAGAATATACTTGGACATTATTAGATGATGCCCTAGTTAATACAAGTACTATAGAGGCTACAATAGCATCTCCTGCCGTAGCTAAACAAATGACTGAATCGAGATTAGGTATACTATCCGGTGTCGGTAAAGATAGTCATTCTATGTTAGTTGGTAGATTTTATAGAAAAGCTGCTGATGCGGCAGATACTTATAATGCAGATGCTTTTGCTATTACATTAGATTTTCATTTTGATAAAACTATTTCGTAGGTATATACTATGACAACATTTACAAGAACTTGGAACGCTGCTTATGAAGCTAATCCTGCAGACTCGCAAAATGCTAGTCAGGGTGCTGCTAGAATAAGAGAGATAAAAAGTGATGTACAAGAACGTCTTACTGTAGATCATTCTATGGCAGGGGATGTAGACGATGGAGCGCATAAGAAAATTACTTTTGTAGACCCACTCGCAACTAAACCACTACAAGCTAATGATGAAAGTTATTTATATACAAAGGATGTATCTGCTACATCTGAGTTATTTTATGAGGATGAGGCAGGTAATGAAGTACAATTAACAGACGCTGGTAATATTAATGTATTTGACTCTGGTACAAATATGCTATTCCAACAAACAGCAGCTCCTGTCGGTTGGACAAAGATTACAGCTCATAATGATAAAGCTTTAAGGATTGTATCAGGTACAGTTGGTAGCGGTGGTGCCTCCGCATTTACTACTACGTTTGGTACTAGTAAAGTTACAGATAGTCATAATTTAAGTGTCGCTGAGATGCCTGTCCATGGACATACTATAGGTGATGCTGATTCATCAGGTACTAATAATGCGTTTAATACTGGTCGTGGTGGCACAATAGTTGCTAATATACCAACATCAAATACTGGTGGTGGTGGCGGTCATACTCATCCATTATCTAACTTTGATTTACAATATGTAGATTTTATTATAGCTAGCAAAGATTAATAACATAATATATCTTGGGAGGATATTATGAAAGATAAAAAATGTAGTAAACGGTTTATGTTACCTGAGGATGATCAAGGTTGTATAGAGCATGAATGTGTACACTATCAAATGGTAATTGGTACTGATCCTCAAACAGGTGAATCTATTAATAAATTTATGTGTGCAGACCTTTTACATAATATATTACTTATAGAGAATAGTAAGTTAACGAATGAAGTTGGAGCGGCTATAGAAAGTCTTAGAAATGAAGTAGTTAAAAGTACTCCAACTAAAATTGAATTTATTCCAAGTGATAAAGGAAAGAAAATAGGACATAGCTAATGAGTTTTCTTAATGTATCAAAAGAGTGGGAATACCATTTTATAGATAATTTAATTGGGGGCTTAAATGCTAATGTTCCTGATAATATGTTAGCTGATAATGAATCCACTACATCAGTAAATCTACACTTTGATAGAAAACTTATGAAAGTTGATTCTGGTTATGCTAAATTTGGTGGAGCCGTTAGAGGTAATCCAAGATTAGATTTTCAATTTTATAAAACAGATGGTACAAGTGAATTATTATTAGTTACTGATGCCACTCTTTATGTATATCAAACATCTGAATGGCGATATGTATCTGATGGTGATATAACAGCAATTACTATAAATGCTGAGGCTGCAGGACAAACAGTTATAGAGGCTTCAAATACTACTAATTTTGTAGTAGCTGATTATATTGGTATTATTCTTTCTGATGGTACACAGCATAGAACTACAATCGCTAGTATATCTGCAGGAGTTAGTATAACTATAGATGATGCTATTCCAGTAGGTAAGAGTACTGATATAGGAGCTATTATAGTACGAGCTAAAGACTTTTCTGGTACTCTTGATATTCAAATATCGGCAGTTGTTTTACCGTCGCATAACTGGCTTGTATTTACTAACGGAGTAGATAACCCACAAAGGTATGATGGTCTAGATTGTATTGATATTCCTAACTTACCGAGTGCAGGTAATACACAATGTCGATTAGTTGGTTTATTTAATAATCATCTTATTCTTGCTCATACTACTGAGGGTGGCACAAGATATCCACAACGAGTTAGAAGGGCTAATACTGGTGACCCTACTGATTGGACGACAGGTGTTGCAGGTTATACTGATCTATATGATAATGAAGATTGGTTAGTTGCTCTTGCTTATCTAGGTCCTTATATGATGTTATATAGGGAACGGTCTATTGTACGTACTGAGTATGTTGGTACAACAGATTTATTACTTAACTTTGAGACTGTTATTACTAGTGAAGGTGCATTATCACAGGATAGTGTTATTGATTTAGGTGACTATCATGTATTTATCGGTAACGCTAATGTATATGAATATAGAGGTGGATTTGATTTCAAGCCTGTTGGAGATAAAATATACTATGATATATTTAGTACTAATGGGGAACTTGCAGCAACATATAAGCATCGTGTATTTGGATTCTATGTTGAGGAGTTAGATGAAGTATGGATATTTTATCCACCTGCGGGGGCATCAAAGCCGACTAAATGTTTACGCTATCTTCAAGAGAATGGGAGTTGGATGAAGCGTGAGTTTAATCATGATATATCTGGCTTTGGTTTATATCAAAGTACCACAGATAAAACTTGGAATGATTTAGTCAGTAGTTGGACTCAACAAGATTGGACGTGGGACTCTCGTGCTGTTAATGCAAATGCTCCAACTACTCATTTATGTAGTACAGATAATTTACAAGTATATGAGTATGATTACTTTCAAGTTACTGATGATGGTACAGTTATAAGTTATAATTTTGAAAGTAAAGATTTTGGTAATCCAAGATTTATGACACGTTTTGATCTATTTGAATTTAGGATGATGGGCGTTAATGTACTTATAGAATATAGTACCGATGAAGGTCTTACATTTAATACCCTTACAACTATTACATCAACTAAGATACAAAAGAATTTAATTAATAAACAGATAGTGACGCAGTATCTAAGATTTAGGTTCTCTGGTAACGACGCTTTCCAGATTCAGAACATGGGCTTTATGTTTATACAAGAGAATGAAATTTAATTTAACTGGTGTTCATCTGATGAACGATAGGAGTTTATTATGGCATTAAGTTTCATAGATATGCTAATGGGTACAGAGAGTGAAGCTAAGGTTACACAAGCATCTACTAAAACTGAAACGCAAAGAAGTAGTTTAGATGAACTACTTAAAATGTTATCAAGTGAGGTTACTGCTGACCCTGATGATATTCAATTAACAGAACAAGAAATACAACAACAAGCTTTATTATCTCAACTTATGGGGGACGCAGGTGCGGCTAGTACGGCTACGCTAGAAGCTAGTCAATTTGATGCACAAGGTATTGATGATTTATTTAATACTACTATACGTGACCCATTAATGAGGGATGCACGAGATAACCTTATACCTGAGATAGCAGCACGTTATGGTAGTCAGTTTTTCTCAAGTGAGCGTATAGGGCAAGAAGGTAATGTTATGTCTAATCTTATGAATACGTTAGCAGGTGAAAAAAATAAACTAATACAAGGTGAACGAGAGCGTCAATTACAAGCTTTAGGATTAATGCCTAGTACTATCGGGGCGGCTTCTGGTGTTGCGCAAGTTAAAGACCCTAAAACAGCTAAAAGGACTGAATTAATGCAACTTATTCTTGGTGGTACAGGACAGACAACATTCGAGAATATTGCAACAGTTACACCTGGTCAAGAGGGTGGTGCAGTTGCATTTTTAGGTGGGTTAGGTCAAGGTCTCGGAAGCGCTTGTTGGGTAGCTGAAGTTCTATATGGTTATAATTCTGATATTACATATACTATTAGAGCGTATGTTAAAGATCATATGAATGATGATAGTATGTTAGGTATATTCTTTAGAAAATATTCACAAGATGGTAAGGTATGGGCTAATAGTTTATTGTTAGGTTTATTACCTTGGGATGGAATGAAGACTATATGGGATTCATTATATAGATTAGCATTACTAGATCAGGAGTAAATCATGGCAACTGTTATATATTTACCAAAGACTAAAAGTATAGGTGAAGCAGCCGGTGAAGCTTTTGGCGCTTATGTAGGAAGGCAGCAAAGAGATAAAGAGAAAGAGGAAAAAGCTAAACAACTAAGTGAGTTATTTTCCGGACTTACTGCTGGCGGAGATGAAGGTAATAAGGCAGCTAAAGATGCTATAGCATCAGGCGCTATAACTAATACAAGTGATCTTATTAGTCTTGTAGGTCAGATGCGAAAGAATAAGAATCCTACTACTATAAAAATACCTGCATTTAATGCAGCAGGTAATGAGGTACCTTTCGCTGTTGATAAGAATGATCTTGCTACTGGAGATGGAGAGGCTAAAGCTAATCTATTAGGTTTAACCCTTATTAATAAGGGTAAGCAAGTTGATTTCTTTGAGGATAGTATTTCTCAAAAATTTGTAGGTGTTGGGTCTGCTAATAATAGACCTGAAGGTAAAATAACTTTAGATGAATGGAAGAGTAAATATGCAAGTACGGGCAAGGGTAAACCCACGGATAAGGATAAAGCAATCAGAGATTATCTTAAAGGCTCTAAAGACACTACAGGCAATGCGCTTCAGAATACTTCAATCAATAGAAAAAGAGCGAGAGAGTTTCTTGATAAACGCGGTAAAGCTATCGAAGTAATTAATGCAGCGTTCGGGAAAAAGACTGGTAATGATTGGACTATAGATGACCCACTCAAGAACCAAATGGCTATTATAGCTAAGATGCAAGTTGAAAGACTTATCATGACTGATGGACTATCAGCGGAACAGGCAGGATCACAATCAGTTATAGATGTTAAGGACCTATATAAAGATAAGATAGATGCAGCAGGGGAACCTATAACTATTGAAGAAGAGTCTGGTGGCTTTATTAAAGGCGTTAAAGACTTCTTCACTTCTGATGAAACTAAAGCAGCAGATGAAGTCCGTGAGAGTCCTAACTATATAGGTGATTTTAATAAACAACCTATAGAGATTCCTGATGAGATTACTTCTCCTGCAGAAGCTATGGAATATATAATGAAAGAATATAAAATGTCTAAAGAGGATGCACGACAATTCCTTCTTGACAATCAACCTACGGAGTAACACATGGCTATTGATTGGTCAAAAATAGATGAACTAAAAGATGAAGTTGACGGAAGTATCCCAACTCAGAAGACTGTTACTGTCCCTGCCAAAGATGATAAGCAACTCTCATCTGAGTCTTCCGTCACGTTTAATTCTAAGGACGACCCAAAGTTACATGCAGCTAA